TCTTGATAGTGCTTTAGCATATAAATCTACTGTGCTGTTTGTAACAGTATTTTCTGTAGATTCAGATGTGTCTTCTATCAATGGCTGTGCTTGTGTTTGCTGAGTTGATTGTGTTGGTTTATTCTTTGGGAAATAATTTTCCTTGATTACTGAAACCTTTTCTGTATATGTTTCTTCATCAAAGCTAACACCCTCAACTAGTTTTCTTAATTTAGCCGCTTCTGTGTCTGCTAAGTCTTTTGATAGTTCTTCAATAATAGCATTACGCTTAAGTTCTGCAACCTCTGCGTTTAGCTCTACATTAGTACTAATTGCTTCATCTAACTTAGCTTCTAATTCTTCAGCCTTGTCCTGTAGCTCACCAATAACATCATACTTATCCTCAGGAACTTCTACATAATGTTCCTTGAATAGATTCTTTAGCCCTTCAATAAAATCTTCAGCGATTTCTGTGCGAAGACCATTTTCAATTGCTAAAGCATTTTCCTTCATGTACTGTTCTACAACATAGTTAAGATATGAATCTACTTTCTCGACCATGCTTTCTCTAAGCTCTTCAAAATCTTGCTCGAATTTTTCTTCTAAGCTTTCTGTTACTTTTTCCATCTCGTAATTTACACGAGCAATAACTGCTGCTTCAAAGATTGAAGTTGCTTTTTCTTTAAAATCTTCTGAAAGATCAGCGCCGAAAATTGGAGACAAATCAATAGCGGCTGGTTCCTGTACTTCAGTTGTTTCTTCTTCAGATTCAACAGTTTCACCTTCTACTGCTTCTTCCTCGCTCATTGGCTTATTACCAGATGCAGCAGGCATATTAACTACCTTTTGAAGATCCATTGTAGTTGTGAAATTAGGAGTAGCACCTGGGCCAGAATTAGTTAGGTTATTTTTGCTAATACCCTTACTAACCTTGGCGCCCTGATTCTCTTCCTTCTCGTCTCTTGTTTCATAAGAGGCGTCTTCTGAATCGCCTTGTTTAGGGCTAGAAGCGTCGCCTGAATTAGCAGGCTTGATAGAACTATCTTTGCTAACAGAACCTGCACCCATTTGATCAGCTTCGTCAAGACTTGCTTTAGCCTCAATGCGACCAAGCAATTCTTTAATTTTGCTTTCTACTGACATTATTGTCTCCTAATGGAATTATTCAATTATTTATAATTATGGTTTTCTAGACAAACTAGCCATAAATTGTTCAAAGATCTGGATTTTAACTTTATCTAAATCTTTTGACTTAGCCTCTTTGATTTGCTTCTGGGCCTGTTCTACTTGTCTAGCTTTCCAAACACCGTTTTCGCAAATCCAATCTACATTTTCCATAATGCCCTGTACAAAGGCCTCTGGCGCAGATGGGTCAGCTACTATGTCTACTGTAGCTAAATGAAAGTCATCTTGGACTTCCATTATACCATTCTTTTCTTTTAGTGATCCTAACCCCCTTGAGGATACACCTAGCATTACACCTTCTTCAATAAAATTTTTAGCAATTTTACCCATTGGTGTATCTAATACTTTAGCACGACCAACTACATTATCATCCTCAAAACGAAGATTAGTAATTAAGTGTGAAACTTGATTAAGATTAATTTGTGGATTAGGAGGATGACCTAATTCACCCAATGATCTTTTTTGTTCTATAAGAGCTTGGTATCTCCCAATCTCTTTTTCCATTACCGATTTAGGATAAATGCGTCCATTTTTATTTTCTTTATTTGATTGCATAAAAATGCCTTCAATAAAGACACTACGCTTACCATTAGATTCTTCAGTAATGTATTGAACGTCTTGTGTTAATTCTGTTATAAGTTTCATTTTAGTCGTACTTGCTATAAAGAACTTGTTGATTAGGCAATGTATAGCCTTGAGTTTTGGATAAAGTGATTATTGCTGTACCACCTGATCCCGAAAATGTAAATGCTAGATTTGCAGTATTATTAGATGTATCAGTAAATCCATACTGTTGATTAAATGTCCAATTGTCATTTCCATATACAACTAAGGTAGTAGTGCTATTTCTTGCTATTATAATAGAATCCGATCCGCCTAAAGACCATACCATTCCTGATATATTTACATTAGCATTAGCATATCCTAGAAATATTTCATCAGCAGTTTTTAAATCACCATCCAAATCAATAGTGGCAGTACCAGCACCAACTAATTTTACTACTGCTGTCTGTGGCGTCTTTTTAAGTACTGTTTTAGTTACTGGCATTTGTTATTCCTTATTTGTGCCATCAGCTTTTTTATGGCTTTTATAACCTTTATTCTTCATATACCATGCTAAAGCATAGGGGTTGTCTATGTTCTTATCTTTTTTCATAGCTTTGACTGTACCTTCAAACCCAGGGGGGCTAACTTCATTTACTTCCGAAGTGCTATTTTCTTCTGGTTCTTGATTGTATAGGTTTTTAGCTATCTCTACTTTTCTATCGTCAATTGCTGAAGATACTTTGAACTTCATCAATTCGTTAAACTTGTCAACGGCCTCAGAACTTTTATCAGATAAAATATCATCAACCATAGATTTAATTACAACTGAGGTATCCATACTATCTCCTTACTGTGGACTAGCACTATTTATTTGTGGCATAGGAGGCGGTGGATCTGTTTCTAAATCCTTTTCCATCTCTTCTATTTCATCATCGGTTAATCTTAATACTTTCTTCAACACATATTTTTTACTAAAGAACGTACCTACAAACGGAGCCATTGTAGTTAAAACTTCTACTCTATTTCTAATATTCTCAGCATCTTTCATTTCCGAATAATACTGATCCTGAGTAAACTTATACTTTATTGCTGAAGAAATATTAGGCCAATCATCTGCAGTAATAACTCCCTTAAGAATAAGGTTGTGTCTTAATAAATCATCAAACAAAGTACTAAATTTTTTGCGAAGTCTGTCCACAAACTTAGCAAATTTTATTTCGTCTCTACTAATCTCAGCAGCTCTGCCAAAATTAAATCCAGACTGCTGTTCAAGTCTTGATAGTGGAACATTCAATGCTTGATATAATTTCTTTTGAAAATAGTTAATATCTTCAATTTGTCCTAGATTTTCGCCTCCAGGTAAAGTGGTAATTTCAGTACCTCTTCCCCCCTCTCTACGAGGGAGCCAAAAATCCTCAAGCATAGACATCATTTTGCGATCGTCTCTAATCTCACCTGTCTGAGAATCATATACAATCTTATTACGATACCTAGCCATAATATCTTTAAGATATTGTTCAGCTTTAATTTTAGGCAAGTTACCAACATCAATATAAAATATTCTTCTTTCAGGGGCACGTGCCAATCTGTAAATTACTAACGCATCTTCCATCATTTTAAGTTGGTTTACAGGCTTTATAGCTTTATGTAAATAACTTAAAATAATATTTTTATCTAAATCATTTATACCAGAAGGTACAAATGTAATAGTATCTGGTGCAATCTTTATACTGCCATTGTTAATAGTAGTAGAAAAATTTGCGTTATATGTCAACCCTTTATCATTATATACAAAGAACTCATCAATAGACGTAATAGTTTCTATACCTGTTTTAGAATCCTTAGTTTTCTTAACGTTTCTAACCTTCTTAATTTTTCTAGGGTCTATTTGCCTTAATTCGGTAATACCCTTTTTAGGATTAGTTAAGTCAACTACCTTTTGATAATACAATCTACCATCAACATACCAACGTCTAAAAATATCATATGCTTTATTATTAAAATCTAAAAGTTTAATAACTTCGTCGAATTCTTTTTGTATAGTATTCTTGATATTATCAGGGACATCTAAATCGTCTAATATAATACTAACAGGTTTTTCGTCGTCTAATGCAGCAATAGCTTCCGTGGTGATCTCATCAATAGCAGATGAAACATCTACATACATTGCTGCCTCTCTGTATCTGTTTATTAGTTCAGATTCAGATTTTGCTGTAGCATCTAATTCAACATACGTGCCAAAATAACCACCGCCTTCTACTGTAGATACACCATCATCAGGAACAGGAGTGGCAAAGTCTTGTGCTCTAGAGA